CCCTCAAGCCCGGTAGCGTGGCCAGGGCGGCAGCGGCTTGCCGAGCATCTCGGCCGTCCGTGCGACGATCGCGCCGTCTGTCGGCCGCGTTTCGTCGCGTTTCGTGCCGCCGCGCATGAGCATGGTCACAGTCCGGCCTTCGCGTCGGCGATGAAGTCGGTCAGCGTCGGGTCGAGCTGCGGCTGGTCCGGATACATCGACTTGAGTTCCTGGAACCATGTGAGCAGTGATGTCATGTTGCGGCTGATCTCGCGTCCCTTGCTGTTCTGGAGGTCGATGTTCCTGGCGATCGAGAGCATCGACTTGCAGATGTAGGTGGCTTCCGGCGTCAACGTCTTGCCGTCCATGAAGCTTTTGATGAGATTCAGGGTCGCCTGCTCCTGAAGGCCGATGATGCCGTAGGGATGCGTGTATTCCTCGAAACCTTCCAACGTTCCTTGATTCATGTTTGTTTTTCCTTGGTTTTCCAACGTTTTTCCACTTTTTTGCATGGTTCTGGGGGGAGAAAAGACTTGGCGCGGGGTCTTCGGGCGGTCGACTGTTTAAAAAACCGCTACCAGCGTGGCCGAGCCGTGTCGTCGCCGTGCCTCAGGCCGAGAGCGGCGAGCCTTTGCCGTCTCGCGGCCATGCGGGCATCCACCGCCTGCTGCGTGAGGTGCAGCGAGTACCATTGCTGCGCCGTCCGATACTCCTGGTGCGAGAGGTCGAGCGCGAACGTTTCGGATGCCGGTGTCTCGATGGCATGCACATCGTAGTCCAGTGCGATCCATTCCGATAGCATGTCGGGATGGCGGCGTGAGCGTGGCAGTGTGCGCACCAGCCACACATCCAACGGCTCGGAGCTTTTGGCCAATGTGCGTGCCGCGCCGTCCCATGCCATCGCGGCGGCGAGGCGGAGCCCATCGCTTGCTTTGGATTGCGTCGGGCACAGGTCGCGCAGCAGGCTGTCGAAGCTGACCACGATGCTGTCACGGCGGAGCATGGACTGCATGGCCATGCCGAAGTCGGCTCGTGGCGGTCCGATGACGACATGCATCGTCGCGCCGTATCCTGACAGCACGCGGTCCTGGCGCATCGCGTTGCAGTGCTTGCAGGCGCGGCGCAGGTTCGCCACGGTGTCCTTTCCGCCATGGCTGAACGGGATGATGTGGTCATCCTCCGTCGCCGTGATGGAGCAGCCGGGCATGCCGAGCCAGCAGCGGTTGCCCCATGTCGCGATGACCTTCGCTCTGATGCGTGGATCTACGGTCTGTCTTCTCATGCTTTGCCTTTCTCTCGTTGGGTGAGTATCCAGCCGTTCACGTCCTGTTCGGCGTACATGATCGAGTTGCCGATGCGGATTGGCGGCGGTCCGATGATCGGGATGGACTGCCGCCACCGGATCAGCGTGCGTTTGCTGACGTTCAGTCTGGTCGCGGTCTCGGTGGTGGTCAGCATGCTGATGCGGGTCATGCCGTGGCCTTGTTCCTGAGCAGCAGTGCGATCTGTTCGAGCTTCGCGGCGACAATCGGCCAGTCGGCCTTCGAGATGTCCGACCAGACCATGCGCGGCCCGTCCGGGCAGATGATGTTCTGGCCTATCTCCACGTCACCGGGCTGCGGCAGATCGTGGTCCTCGATGTCCAGTGCGATGCAGATCTGCGGTTTCAAAACAGCTGCTCCTCTTTATAGATGGCTTGCGGTTTGCGGTTCGGGTGGTATGGCGTGTACGTCGTGGCCCATTTGCGAAAGCTGCGGCAGTCGATGCGCCATTCTCCGGCCTTGTATGCCGGCAAGCCTTTCTCACAAAGACTGAGCAGGGTGGGCACGTTCGGCTCGTTGAGCGCCCGGCAGACCTGGAACAGTTCGATGTCGGTGCGCCGGTTGTTGCTTGCGATCCGGTCAACCTTGTCGGCGAAGCCCTGCATGAGTATCCTGCGTGATTCGTCCGGATAGTTCAGCACCTCGTGCAGAGATGGTTCAATCCTCGATGACATAGGCCCACATCCCGCACCATTTCGCCAGCACCCGGAGCAGCGACTCGGAATCGTACATCTTGCCTGCGGTGGGTGAGCGGTAGACGGGACTCGGCACGCCCTTCTCCCCGTAGGCCATTCTTAGAGCGGCCTGTAGCTGGTTGTCGTTCAATCCGGACGCCTGCATCAAAGACTGCCGCGAGGTGTTGGCCTTGCACCTGATGTTCTTATCGATCATCGGGAGAGCCATCCGCATCTGCATCCTCAACTTGTCGGGGAACGTTGCCCTGCTCATTTCTCAATCTCCATTCATTCGTAGCTTTCGGTTGGTGAGCGCTTGAGAGGTCAAGACCTAGAATCTGCTGATGGAAACGCTCGGCCGAGATTCCCCGGCCGGGCCGTCAACAGATTCCAAAGGTCTTGCAGAACGTTTCGGTCGGAGCCGCGCCGTCGATAACAAGAGCGGCCGAAGCCGCCGGGAATGGTCCCCAATCAGGCCACGGCCGAAGCCGTCTATGGTCGCCCGATTCCGCCTTAATCGACGGCCTGAGAGGGTCGGGAGCTAAATTTCGTCTCGCAAATGGCGCGATAGCCACGCGCCTGGCGTTACCGGTCGCTAACCCGGCTCAGCGGTGGCAGGGGTACGCCATACGCCCCATATGCCGTTAAGTTTTGTCAGTCATCGTCGGTGAGGAAATCACCCAGACGGACGATCGCGAGCACCAGCCCCAACATGAACAACACGAAGGGGCTGAGCAAAATCAGAAGAACGATCTTGATGAAACGTTTCACGTCAATCCTCGTTGAAGCATCGGTCGATCTGTTTCTCAAGATCGTCAAGCTCGTAACCGTTGAACGGGACGCGCACGGTGACTTCTGCCGTCTCAACGATCAGCTCGTAAAAACGTTGACTGCTTTTCCTGTCCACACGTTTGACCGTGACGCTCATTCCTGGGCTCCTTCCCATTCACGCCGGGCACGCCGCGCGTGCGTCATCGCCTTGTTAATCGCGCCCTTCATCGCCTGAAGGTCGCCCATGTCCAAGCCATCGAAATCGAACGATCGTTCGCCCACCTTGATGCGGCAGGCGAAGCCGTAGGGATTGCCGCCGGTGCATTCCGACGGGTCGATGTCCAGCACCTGGAAGTAATTGCTGGTGCATTCCGGATTGAAAACGCTCATTTCACTGCTCCTTGATTCATGGATTTAGGCTCCTTCCTCCGCAGCGATAGGCTTGTAATCGCACAAACCAAACCTTTCAAACAACGAAGGAAGGAAGAACAATGAGTGACGAAAACACGTTCGATTTCGCCCTTTACTTGGGAACGACCACGCCGCTTACCATCACCGGCGCGACGGCCTCCACGGTCAGTGAACTCTCCGAACGTATGAAGTCCGGTGACAGCTTCATCCAGACCGTCAGGTTTCCCGACATGAGCATCCACGCCATCACCATCAACCCCAAGGCAGTCCCGTGGTGGCAGATCGACGCTGGCGACGTCGTGCTTCCCATGCAGATCTTCTAACGCCGCTGGATCGTCGAGCGTGGCCATGACACCACGCTTGACAATCGCGGCCTGCTCTGGCGTCAACGCCTGATTATGGATGTACACGGCGCGCGCATTAAGGACGATGCAACCCTCGCCGACAATCCTCACCGATTCAGCCGATACGACGACGACGGCCCCCGAAGCGTCATGAATCAGCATCATTTCACCTCCGATCTGTCATCGACGGCGGCACACCCATTGCCTCGCGGGCCAAGTCCTCCGCATAACCCGCCACCGACAACGCTTCGTCGGCCTTCCACTTGGCGTCGCCGGCGAGAGATTCAGCGTGCAAAGCGACGCCCAGCGCCAAAATTGAAACAATCAAAGAAACAAGCCCAAGCACCGTCACTTCACCTCCATTGGCTCTCGGCCAAGCACGAGATCAGTGGAAACGTCGAAAAAGTCGGCTATGCGCGATACATCACGCAACGTGAAATTTGAGCGGCCATGGAATTTGTCGCTGATGGCCTGCTCGGAGACGCCTAGCTCATGCGCCAGATCGCGCTGTGTGACGTGATTGTCTCTCATGAGTTTTCTTATCTGACTAATCATTTAAAAACTTTCAGACTAAAGATTTGATGAAGTTCTAGACCAAAGATTAACCATATGACGTAGCCAACACGCCGAGTACTACGCTAAAACCGTAGTAAAATGAATTTCATGACAATGCTAGATATTCAGCCGAGCGCTACATTGCGCAGGCAGGACGTTGTTGCGATGAATACGAACATGATCTTGTCCAACAGCGGTTTAATGAAGAAGGACCTTGCTAAGGCAATGGGGCTCTCGCCGCAATCGATGGCGTCGAGGCTTCAGAGCAAGGCCGATTGGACCATTGACGAAACTTGCGCGGCGGCCGATTTCTTCGGCGTCCCGTTGATGGCTTTGCTGGATGAGAACTTAACGCCAGCAAAAGCCATGGAATATATAAAAAACCGCCGTTCCGATAATGGGAACGACGGTCAATTGGTAGCGGGGCATGGATTTGAACCATGGACCTCTGGGTTATGATCCCGACCGGCCCGAAAAATCAGGCGGCCAGAACCATAGCCGGGGTCTTCCATGCCCCGCCACCTAGGCGTAAGTCGTCAACATTGACGACAGGCAAACCTCCATTCCCATCGTTATCGTTACGGCGCTCGCCGATGATGCTGAGCGCCTTGGCCGGCGTGAGAGTCGGATCAGTCAGGACGTCAAGGGAGACGCCCACGAACTCAGCCGCCTTCCACATGTCATTCAGTGCCCAGTTGCTCTCTCCTGACATCATGCGGGAGAGATTCTGTGGGCGTCTGCCGATGTATTCGGCGAGGTCTTTTCTGTAGCGCCCTTCAAGCTGCATCAGCATATTCAGGTTCAAAATCGCTATGTCCTGCGGGCTAGCTGCAACCTTTGGGGCTGTCATAGTTACCGTCATGCCCTTAATGATACGCAAAAGTGATTAGTAGCGCAAGAATCTCAGCATGTTGAATCAAAATCAAGACACGCCGAGAGTGCTCGAAATCGATTAGTGCGTGATATGGTTAGCAACCATGAACGCCAATCAAAAACGATTAGTGACGCTTGAAGGTGATAACCCAGCGTCCCGCATCTCAGGACTGATCGAGATGCGTCATTGCCTTCAGAAAGACGTGGCGCTCGCCATCGGTATGAGCGAACAAGTTTTCTCCAACAAAATGAACGGCCTCCGATCCTTCTCTGCAAAGGATTACAAGGCGCTCGCCGACTTCTTCAACACCAGTGTTGACTACCTCATGGGTCGCACCCTTGACCCGTGGCCGGTGGACACTCCCCAAGCCGAGGGGGTGGCGTCATGAAGGTGAAAGACCTGTACTGGGCGGCCAGGAACTCGACCTTTTTCATAAACCTGGAGAGCGAGGGCCGGCCGCTGCTGTGCGAGCCGAGACTATCCGACGAGGGTGGCGTGCGCATCCGTCTGTGGCTGCGCGACCCCGCGGGAACGGGGACTGGCGGCGCGATCGCCCTGCTGTCCCGCGACGAGGCGGCGGTCTTGGCGAATGCGATCGACACTCGGCGCAACTGGGTCGGCGAGAAGGCCGACGACGCCTTGCCGCGCATCGGTGTGAGCGCCACCGTGGACTCGACCATGATCCGGTTCATGGAATGCAGGGGAGAGGGGCATATCGCCCTGACCGTCACGGAAGCCGGACGTCTGGCGTCATGGCTGCACGACATGGCCGACGGCCGTTGGCGCGACCACAACGGATATGTGCCGGAGGTAGTGAAATGAGTAACGCCTATGAGCGTCGTGGCGCACAGCTCAACATGGAAAGCCTTTACATACGCCACGACGTCATCAGCGAGCGCAAACTGGCAAGGCTCAACCCCGACCGTCCAGTTTCTTTTCGAGCCGGTCAAGCCGTAAGTCGATTTGGAACAACGCTTGGGCGATGTCCGCTAGACCCTCGGTCATCCGTGACTCATAGGCATTTCTAGCGCTTGCCTGAGCCTGCTTGAACTTCGTTTCCGCTGAGCTCGCCCAGCTTGCAGCTCCACCCATTTGAATACTTCCTTTCCCCGCATGCAGCGGATTGTTTGTGTTGCAGCTTCAAGCCTACCGGCACGGGGAAAGGGCCTTATCTTCTGAAAGGAACCCTCATGATCTGGTTCGTCATCTCCATCATCCTGCTGCTCTTCAGCTCCGCCGTCACCTGCGTCGCGATGTCCCGCGACGTCAAGGGGGCCGGCATCGGCCTCATTCCGGGCCTCGTCGGATTGCTGCTGCTCATTCCCGCATGCCTGTATTCCGTGGACGTGGGCGAGGTCGCGGTCATCCGCAACATGGGCGGCAGTCTGGCCGGCCATTCCGAAGACGCGGGCTTCCATTGGAAGACGCCGTGGCAGAGCGTCATCAAATACGACACCCGTAACAACCTCATCAACTTCTACAAGGACACCGATTACAAGTACGACGGCGGCAGCGCGGTCGGCAAGCAGGTCGCCGTCAACGACAAGAGCGGCGCTTCTGCGGACATCGACGTCCAAGTCAACTACAGCCTTGATCCGAGCGCGGCCGAATACCTGTACTCGGAGTACGGCAAACAGCAGACGTTCACGCAGAACTACATCAGCAACGACCTGCGTTCAGTGGCCCGCGAACAGTCCGGCCGGTTCGACACCCTGACGATGCTCACCAACCGAGGCGAGTACACGAAGGCCGTGCAGGATGCGCTGGCGGCGAAGTGGAAGAAGATCGGCCTGACCGTCGAACAGGTCAGCGTGCAGGACGTGCGCTACGGCGAGGCCATCACCAAGAAGTACACGGAGGCGCAGGCCGCCGAGATCGACAAGCAGAAGGCGTTGAACGAGCAGCAGGTCGCCAAGACCGAGGCCGAGACGAAGAAGATCAAGGCACAGGGCGAGGCCGACGCCAACGCCGTGCTCAACGAGAGCCTGACCGACAACGTGCTCAAACAGCACTACATCGACGCATTGTCCAACGCGGATCAGCTCGTCGTCGTCCCCGACGGTGCGGACACGCTCGTCCAGACCAAATAAGGCGGCGGTCATGTTCAAGCGCTATCCGTACACCATCGCCCTGTTGACCGTCATATCGTTCGTCGTCTGCATTGTGTGGCTGTTCACCCATGAGGCGTGCATGCACCCGCTCGGCAACGGTCTGGCCGCGTGGTGGGCGTTCATCGTCGTGCCCATCCTGCTCGTCACCATCGTCGAGGAAGCAGGAGGAGAGGAATGAACTTCGATGCACTCGTCTGGCAGCAGTGGGTGATCCTCGGATACGCGCTGCTCGAACACTTCATACTCATCGGCACGCTGCGCGAAACGAAGGCCAAGCCGGGAGCGGTTGTGTACCAGTTGCTCAGGCTCGTCATTCTCTGCGTGCTCGTGCTGACCATCTAGAGACTTGCCCGCCGGCATTGCAATTACCTTCCACCGGCGGGCGGCGACAAGGAAAAGTCGTACAAAACCACCTCTCTCAAACCCCGCACGTCGCCACCTCTCCACATTTTCCGGCGGCGTGCGGTACGGGCGGGCAGGTTCGCCCCCGGTCGAGATTCGC